ATGTTAGCTTCATCTAGTTATCCGTTAGGGCTATCAGCTACAAACTGGGCTATATTCTTTATTTACCAAAATTTTTTTACCTTTGCAACGTACAAATCGTAAAACAGCAAAACCATTCATTAATATTGGCTCTTCTATAACCTCAAAACCTATATAATCTAACCATTGCAATGTCTTTGCATGGTCAGCAGGTACTACATTTTCTAGTTGATAATACTTGTTTTGAAAATAATCTACTACTGGTACACACCACTTAAGAAACTTTCTTTGTATTTTATATATATCATATGTGCCTAATGCCCATATTTTACCTATCATGTTATCCATAATAGGATTGCAACCAAAAATAAATGCAGGTTGCCCATCAATCATAACAGTAAAACTTTCACTATTAGGCTCACGGATACCTGCCATCAAAGCACGAAAAGGTGTAGCACCATGTATCATGCACTCTCTAACATCTGCATCTCTCATA